GTCGGGTACCCATGCTTTCACACGGAGACCCTGAAGGTCGACGCTCCACCCGGAGGCGGAGCGGTAACCAAGGAAGGATATTCTTCCAAGCGCCGGACTCTCTGGCGTGACATAGGGGAGTTCCCCTAATATCCTCTCACATTTGCTGAACATGAGAGTCGCTGTTCGCCAGAACCCCTTCTGGTAGAAGGCGTTCGCGGTAGCGATCCAAGAGATTAACTCTGACGCTTGCTGCCGGTTCTTCGGAGGCATACTACGGATGTACGTCGGAGTGACGATATAGCCGTTATATGCATCGATCCCACAAGATTCTCTGAACTTTCCGCTCAGGAATGTCTTGGAATCATTAACCTTACAGTTGTACTCCTGTAGGCAATCGAGAACCGCATCCGCTGCGTATGTGGGGACAATTAAGTCATCCCCATATACGTACAACTCCCGACTTACCTTTCGGCAATTACTCGGGGTTGCAGGAAGGTCGTGTAACCGTAGCAAAGCGAGCACCATTACGGTGTAGAAGTACATCGCTTCGATCGGGAAACACAGAGCACTACCCATAGACGCAAACTTCCGTAGGGTGAGAACCCTACCGTCTGGAAGCTCTGCGCGATTCGACCTACATGCAAGAATAGCATCCCGGATAACGGGAGCGCTATCTAGCATTACCAACACAAGTGAAAGTGGAACACGATCACTTGCATCACTAAGATCAATGGTCGCCAATTGACCTGTGGCCGAAGATCTCACCGCTAACAACTGGTTCACTGATTGATCACGAAAGTTCACGTGACCTTTAGTTAGCCAGTAGTTCTCAATCGCATCGTAAAGTTGCGACTGTAACGCCTGCTGCGTGTATTGCATACACACAGGCTCGACGGCGATGATTCTGGGAGCTTTCAAAGTTTTCGGAACGGTCACAACCCTTACAGGTTGCTCATCGTCCTCAGGCACAAACGTAACCTTCTGGATGAGAGATGGTTCAGCGACCACGCCTAGAATAGGCGGAGCCGATGAATGGCATCACTCCTTCCAGACGTTCGTGCCAGCGCTGCCAAACGTACTTCTGGTTTCCCAGGATCCGTTCAGCGGTGGCACCGGGACCGTGCTTTGGGTCCAACAAACTAGGTAGTAAATCACCCAGCAAGAGGTTACGCCAAAGCACTTCAGAAACGGCACGAAATGAATCGACCGCATCCACGGATGCAGAAAACTGATGAAGCTCGTGCTCCACGAAAACGAAGTTCCGAATCGCCTTTTTCGTCCTTTCGGGCGAGCAAGGCAACTCGACTTTCTTGAAGAGAAGGCAGACTTGACGTACTGCTTCAACAAGAGTCGGGGAATCGGGACTGTCATTAACTAACCCTCCTGTCTCCTGGTTAAAGATGCGACTAAGCATACCTTGCAGGAATGCAGGGATTGCTTGGTGTGGTAGGAGCTTCTTGAAGTTCCTAAAACACTTTGAGTCAATCCGGCCGATCGCTAGGCTTCTTTCGAAGTCTTTTGCGAATTGCGGCAGGACAATCGTGAGAAACGAAAGTCCTTCGTCTTTAACCCGAGACCTCACGGTTTCGAGGTCTCGCAAATCAGAGACTTCAGCGGAACACTTCTGGGTTGCGTCTTCATAGACGGACTCCCAGAGCTCAAGGAGATCACTTGCGTTGCTTGGAGTTTGGGCCCACTCGGGCTTTTTACTCTTCATGCTACCTCCAATCTTGAAAGTCGGAGGATGGCATCAAGCCACACAGTTACCCACCGGCATTGCCGTTGTCAGTTGACAGCTAAGTCTCCAAGCGGAGAGCCTATTGGCTCTGCGACTAATCGCAGTACACCAGTAGGATACACACTAGGACAACGAAGCACGGCATACCGATCAAGAGCACTAACGACAACCAACGTCTGCATGGGGAATCCTGCAAAGGACACCTCCCTTCACGACTCGTTGCCGTAAAGTTTGCCCACGATCGCCGTTGTCAACCACGCTGATAGCGCGGCCCGTTGCTGGTCAACCTGCGTCACCGTAAACCCGAAGGCGGGTCGATCGATGATGTAGAAATGACTCACGGTGTCGTAATCCGTCGTACTATCTAACGGATTGGTAACGACCGCTTTCACGTCCACTCGAACCGAGTGCCGAAATCTGCCTTTATTCGTCTTTTGATTGTGAACCGTAAGGGTCACGGTATCATCAGGCGAAGTATAGACAGACGGCGTGTTTGTCAGGAGTGATCCCGACTGCACGCGGGCGAGGACGAACGCGACAGCATTGATTGTTAGTGTTTGAGGATCGGGTAACATAGTGGTTGACCTCCATCGAGTTGTTGGAGTAAGTAACGGGT